CCTCGTTTTAGTAGTTGACAAAAACGCGCCCGGTTCATTCATGGGACACGCAGCAGGCCCAGCCGCAGGCTTCGAGTTTTACGAGCAGATGAAAGGCGCTATTTCGGTAGACGTGCCAAGCACTCTCGGCCGCACTATTGCTTTCCGTGGTTACGCCGCCAGTTTCATGGCAGACGCAACCAAGTTCGTCAAGTTCGTCTAACCCGAAAGGCGGTTATCCGCCATGGCGGTCTACTCAATTACGCACAAGCAAATCGTTGATAATTACGGCGTTTTGCAACTGCTCACTAACGCGCTTATTCAGCCCGGCGACAGTATTACGGTTGCGTCCGTTAATGCAACATTTAACGGTACGCGCACCGTGTACGCATGCCCGCAGTTTTATTACTTGGGCGTAGACGAGTACGGCGACCTGCTTTTTAACTACGACTTGCCGATACCTAACCAAGTTTTGTTTGTTTTAACGGCGGCAGATGTCGAGCGCGGCCCGGCGACCGGCACGCTTACTTTTGCGCCTACCTGTCAATGGATTACAAGTGGACAAATTGAGGACTGGCTCGGAATAGGCACCGCGACGGCCGCCGACACCACATTCTTGACACAATGCGCGGCAGCTGCAAACGCTTTTTGTTTCCGTCGCCGTCAAGAGGCTGGTTACATTGACAACCCCAGCACCAGCCCAAGTGGCGACGTAACGCTTGGCACCATTCAGTACGGCGGCATGCTGTACCGCCAGCGCGGCAGCATTGACTCGTTTGCCAGTTTTGGCGACGGTGGCGCGGTAACCGTTACAGGCCTCTCAGGCGTCATTAAACAACTGCTTGGCATTGACAGACCGCAGGTGGCATAACTCGTGCCAGTGACTTTTACAGACCTCTTTAACGAGGCTCTAGACGACCTAGTAGCAACGCTGACGGCAGTTAGTGGGCTACAAGTCGTAAATGACCCGCGCAATTTGTGCCCCCCGTGCGTTTTCATTGACGCGCCAACATTTGAGGCATTTAACTTCAACATCGTAAAAATGTTGTTTCCAGTGCGCTGTATCACTCTTGGCCCAAACAACTTGGACGCGCAACGGTCACTTATGAACCTTGCCGCCAAGGTCATTGGCGCTAAAGTTGGTGTGCAGGACGGCCGCCCAACCATCGCCATTATTGGTGGTGCTGAGTATCCGGCCTACGACTTGACCATAGCCATGCAGGCCCAAACCGGTTAGGAAAATATGTACGTAGTAAACAGTCCCAGAGTCGGCATCGTCGGCGAACCTTTTAACCCAGACGGCCACGACGTCGCCTACCTTTTGGCTGGCGGTTTCATTGTCGAGAAATCACACACTAAGCCCGCAAAATCTGCTAAAACAGAAGCAGAAGAAACACCCGAGGAGTAAACCCCATGGCAACCAGTACCTATCTCTCAAATCCCAACGTTCTCATTGGCGCGGTTGACGTGTCAGACCAGTGCACAAGCGTGACGTTGAACTACACGGTAGAAGCACTTGAAAGCACCGCATTTGGTGGCACTGCTCGCGTTTACACCGCTGGCCTACAGTCCAACGAACTTACGTTGACAATGTATGCGAGCTACGCCGCAAGCGAGTCGTACGCAACATTGGCACCACTGGTCGGCACACAAATTGCAACCATTATTGTTTCGCCAGCTGCACCAGCAACACCCGGTACGTACTCGGCCACAAACCCCGGCTTTACTATTTCGGGCGGATATCTCGAAACGCTTCCAAGCATGAACGCGTCAATGGGCGAACTAGCCACCATGGATATTGTTATTCGCGGCGGCGCTTACACCGTAGACGTATCCTAAAAACAAACAAGCTGAAAGGTAGCCCGACATGCAGTTAAGGCTAAAAGTACAACGACAAAACGAAGACGCCTACGAGGTCACCACTAACCTCGCTGTCATTGTCGCATGGGAACGGCGCTTTAAGCGTCGCGCCAGTGACCTAGGCTCGGGCGTTGGCATGGAAGACTTAGCTTTTATGGCTTACGAGGCCAGCCAACGCTCTGGCATTATTGTGCCCGCATCGCTCGACGCGTTCATAAACACTATTGAAAACCTAGAAGTAGTGGACAGCGAGCCGGCAACTTTTACCGTGCCGGAACTATCCGGCGACAGTTAGCAGAGCTTCTATTACACACGGGCTGGTGGCCCCCAAGTGTAGACTTTGAGTTACCAGACTTAGCCACCGTTATAGATGTACTTGAAAGGCAGCGTAAAAAAAATGCCCGCTGACGCGTCTTACAAGGTTTACGGTATCCAAGAGGCACTAGCTGAGATAAACAAGGTTGACCGCGTTTTACGCCGGCAGATTACTAAAGACATTCAGTCCGGCGCTGGTACCCGACTTGTGACTGCGGCGCGCTCGTTTATTCCGACGGCCCCGCCATTGTCGCGCATGGTTAATGGCAACATGATTAAAGGCCGCGACGGCACGGGCTGGTCACGCACCCGTGTTCTTGCTGGCATACGTACCGTGGTAGGCAAACGTGGTCAGCGTGCCCGCACTGTAACGTTCTCTAACGGCCGTACAGCCGATTTTAAGGCGACGCAATACCAGTTGCTTGTACTACAGCAGCGAGACGCAGCCGGCGCAATCTGGGACCATGCAGGCATACGTAACGGCGGCCAGTTCGTGACTAATCTTTTGGCTGAAGGCGAGCACGTCGGCCCCGCAGCTGCACCCCGCGCACTGCAACCAGCCGCCGAAAGTGTGTTACCCGCCGTCGAGGCCGAGGTAGACAAGATAGTCGAGCGCGTTATGACTATTGTTAACCGTAACCTAGTAACAACGAGAGCGCGCTAATGGCTATAAACATTCCGATTATTTCAAGCCTGAACACTAAAGGTTTTGACGCAGCCAAAAAAGAGTTTCAGAGCTTGCAAGGTTTCGGCGCCAAAAGCGGGTTCTTGCTACAAAAAGCAATGCTTCCCGCTGCCGGCGCTGTCACTGCTTTAGCCGGTGGTTTGGGTATGGCCGCTAAGGCAGCAGCTGAAGACGAAAGAAGCGCAAACCTTTTAGCCCAACAGTTAAAACGCACGCTTGGCGCTAACGATGAAGTAACGGCCAGCATGGCTAGGTTCGTAGACCAGACGCAATTAGCCACAAACGTGACTGACGACGAACTTCGGCCGGCTTTGTCGGGTTTGGTGAGGTTCACAAAAGACGCTCAAAAAGCCCAAGACCTTTTAACTTTAAGTGTCGACACGGCAATAGCAACCGGTAAAGATTTAACCGCTGTCAGCACCGCTATTGGGCGTGCGTACGACGGCAATTTTACGAGCTTGAAGAAGTTAGGTATCCCGCTCGACGACAACATAATTAAAACAAAAGACTTTGCGGCAGCACAAAAAGCGTTAACCGACCAATTTGGTGGTGCGGCAGCTGCAAACATGAACACTTTTGAAGGCCGACTAAAGAACGTCAAAATACGTTTTAACGAGTTTGTAGAAACTATTGGCTACAAAGTCTTGCCCATTGTTGACTCTTTACTAAAAAGTGTCACAAAACTTGTGGACATTTACGGCCAAAAAGGTTTAGGCGGCGTACTTAGTTCAATTAAAGACAATTTCTTAAAAGCAACAACCAGTGCAGACGGACAAGTAACAACACAAGGCAAGCTTTATAACGGGCTGGTACGCACACGTAACATGTTCACCCGATTAGGAAACGGCCTTAAAGAGTTTGCTAACGACGTGTCTTGGGGTAAAACCAATTTCCGTATCACCGAACTAAAAAACACTATTGGTACAGACTTTAAGAAACAATTAGATTTCTCAGTCAACTCAATGCGCGAAATGGCTAAGGCCATGAACCTCGTTTCTGTCATGGGGCCAGTAGCTTCACGGTCACTGTCAGAGTTTCGCAAATACGCGCTTGACATGGCACCAATCCTAGCCCAAGAACGCCTAGACAAACTAGCCGCAGCTGAAGAAGCCGCTGGGAAAGCCGCAACGGCAGCCGGCATTGCAAACGATAAAGCCAAAGAAAAAGCGGCAGCGCATAGCGCAAAACTTAAACGGCAAGCAGAGGCAGCAAAAGAAGCAGCAAAAGCACTAGCCGAAGATTACGCCCGCGCATTGGAAGACGCAGCACAGCTCGTAAAAGATAAGTTTGCGCCCGCGCTTATGCGCGCCAATGAGCAACTGACCAAGGCAACCG